CCTCGAGTGAGTTAATGAACCTAAAGGAAACTGAGTAAGCTGGGGAGTAAGGACACTCCCGTATTCAACAGGCCCATCCAGTCAAACCCATGACTCTCCTTTGTGGGAGTGGGTTTGGTGGTTGTTGATGTCAGATGCTTATCGGCATAGGTGTTGGTACTTACCACTAGAGACTTCTCACTTTCATCCGGAGTCTTCTCGTTTGGGGCTAACCCTTGAAGGGTCAGAGTCGATTGGACAGCGGCGAAGCCTGAGGGGTCTGAGATAGAAGGAGTCCTACCACGAACTGTGCGGCCATTCACTTCAAATACCGAGTAGACCTCAAACTCGAAAGATAAGATATTGAGGATGTCAGTGGATCGGACAAGGAACCCCATATAATCGGCATAAGCGGAGGTAAAAGGTCTGTAGGCAACAGTCTGGAAATCGAACTCCGCATTTACAGCAGGCCTGTAATACACGGTTTTCCACTTCCTGTTGACTTCAAACTTTCTAGACTCCATTTCTGCGTCAATAGTGGAGTAGCCCTTGTTCACCAACGTTCCGTGATCAGGATCACAGAAGCCAAGAACTTGCCCTCCTCGGGTTAGCTCTGGCCCTACGTATCTTATTCGAGCGCACGCGGCGATCAATCGGTATTGGGCTTGAGTGGCAGCAGGTCCAATTTGAGCATTGGTATACTCAGAATTGGACTGGTATGCGACCTCATTCAATTGTGGGCTAGTAGCACCACCCGCCTGGTTTGCGGAATAAACTGAGTCCACATCATTTGCGATCAAGCCGTTGGGGTCACAGATGAGGAATCCGAAACCTGCCCCATTGGTGTGCATCACGCCTCTGACAAAATTCCGCATTTTCCTAGTGATTAAACTAGGAAAAGACGGAAGGCATGATAATGGACCATCAACAGGGTTAGCCACGCAACGAGCGTAGCTCAACGCACAATCTGACAAATGAAAAGACCGGGTTATTCCCAAACTCTTGGAAAGCTTCTGAGCTTGCTTTCTCTGTTCACTTTTTGGTTTATTAGAATTATTCTGCTTATTATTCATAATTTCACCCGCATTTCGCTGGATGCCTCCCTCCACGTTGCCATCCTCCACGGGACGTGGCCGCACAAGAGATTTAGCTATAGTCCACTAACATCATTCGAATGAACAATGTATGGGCTAAAACGGTGAATAGATTCCACCTACCTAACCAAGTTATGAAGTCGGTGATCATGAGCTCATCGACGTCATACCTTTTGGCGTACAATTGTATTGCAGACTGGGGGTCGATCAATACCGATCCCCCAGTTACAAACGTGACCTCCCAGTCTTCTCTCCTTGGTGTATGAGATTCATCACCAAATTTAAGCAAAAAGGCAGCCATGATAGGGCCATGGATACCTGGGCGCAGGGATCTACAAACATCTTCCATAAACATCCTTGAAGCTTGTTCGCGATTAACAGCAGCCGAGTACAATACGCATGGATCAGTTTTCGACTTCCCAATTTTGAGCAACTTACTCGGCAAAGTTGTCCAAAAGAAGGAAGGATCACCCAACTGGGCAATAGTTGGTAAGAACATACCTTTGAGGAAAGTTGAACACGTTGGCTCAGCCAACATCTTAACTTTCATCTTAAACCCTAATTCGGCGTAGCTAGCTACTACCTTAACGCGCAATTCCTCGAGGTCACGCTCGAGACTGCAATCGTGATAAATCACCTTGGTCTCATTATTGAACAAAGCCTCTACAGTGTACATAGCGGCATAAATGGACGAGAGTGAATTACCTAGGGTTGTATCGGCACATCCTGACAAACGTATTGGCCTATTGGGCATAGTAAAGGTCATGCGAGATGATTCGGCGCCAGAACGAGCTCGCGTTGTGGCGACGAATTTACCGTAATGGATCTGTCTCCAAATATCTAAAACTTTCGGAGACATCCCTGCATTTGCCATGAATTCGGCTTGACGCTCAAGTGGACCCATGGATTGAGACTGGTCGAACATTGACGCATCTCCTTCTATAGCTATTCGCATACTACCACCCTCATTTTCCTTTCCGTTCCAAATAGTTACGATCAACAGCATATCGTCTCCCATGACAATCAAACATGGGACAGTCAATTTTAACACAGCGTCGGAGAACCAACGGGACAATGAAAGGTCCGATGCCCCAGCTGCAAAATAAATCTGCATCTGGGTACCGGAAGGCAACTTAATGGGCTCAGAATCCCACCCATAAGTGGCTTTCATGTGCTGTGTTACAGCGTATATGCTAGGTCCAATAGCAGCTTGGACCCGCGGGTTGACGTTGGCTATTGCACGGGGTTTCAGGTCTACCAGGAGATCTCCCTCCTGGTCTGGGGCACCTGAAACATCCATGACCGCCTTAGTTAAAGCTTCATCACACTTTACTAAAACATTGATCTCAAACTGTAGGTTGACTATCCCATGTTTGAAATCCTCCAAGATAGGGCGATATTTACTCGCCTTCTTTGGGGTCATGTGCCGTAGCCATGCTTCTTGGAACAAAACATCATCTGCGTCAAAATGAACCATGGAAATTGGTAAGGGCGGAACCTTTTCCCACGCAACTGCTTGACGACCTGGGTCCATTGGTGGCATGGCCAGTATCCTATAGTCTATGCACTTTCCTAATGCTTCACCTGTGTTGCAAAACGTAAACACAGGGACTTGGGGCATCATAATAGCCCATAGACCAGAGGTCGGGGGAAGGTGTTTTTGGAGCACACCTTTCTTTTCAGATGATGGCCAGAGTTCTGGCGGAGGGTGGTGATTGCAATCTACCAAACCAGGTACGAAACTTCGTGAGGGGTCGATGTCAAAGACGTGATGGACCACTGTCTTAGGAATGCGTCGATCTAAGTGATCATAAAAATGATCACAATGGCCATGCCATTCCTCATACCTGTGAGCAATAACATCAGGTCGGACGTACGGGGCAGGAACCACCGGTTCCTCGACGTCTTCCTGATCTGTTGTCGCCTTACGTGTCTTTGGCCACCTGAAAGGCAGCTGACCAAAGCGCCGAGAAATCTTAGAATAAAGATCACTCTTACGTACATAGATTGCAAGGAGTCGTAATACATAACATGTCCCTATTCCCCCTAAGCTTAAACCCACTAATTTGAACCAGTTGATCCCTGAGCCCCCAGCGGGTAATGCTGGCGGCAATTCGACCATAGGAACCGGTTGTGTAATTAATGAGTGGGCCTTGACGTAAAATCTGGGATGAATCTTTTGGAGAATCGAAACAAACCACATTCTACAATCAAAGGAGGAAGGGCCACAGAGCGCCAATTTCCTCCAGACCCAAGCAAGAGATGCTAACGTGAAGATGGAACCAAAGCCTTTTGCCAGAAATGCAAACGGCACGCCTCCTTCTTCAGGAATTTCGGTGGAAATGCCAGCTGTTCGGATGGCAACATTCAACGAATTCCACGCACTGGACACATTGGACAAAGTACCAGGGATGTCAACGGTACTATTGGCCAATGTAGCGTAGACATACTCTGATGTGCCTACGCTGGCCGCTAGCGATCTCTCGGGGAAAGCCTCAGAAAACTTTTGATAATCTGAGGTAGCTTGGTAAACTGAATCCAAAGCTCCCGAAAGGATTGTAATCAGAATACCTGTGCGCGGTTTCATCAAGTTTCTGTGGACAACTTGATCGCCGGCACGCTTAAAGACATATCTCTGTTCAGTGCGATGAAATCGTGGGAATAACCATTTAAAGAAAGATCTCGAACATTGGTCGAGCTCTTCTTTTATTCTGGTTATTGGTTTCATCCAGGAACTCTTAGGATATACGCAACGGACAGATTCGATGGTCAAGAAAGGAGTGCCACACGGTCTCGGTTTAAATGGAACTACCGAAACCCCTGGATAGAAAGCAACTACTTGCTGACTACCCACAGTGGTCAAAACCTTCCACACCATCCCTTCAAAACTGTCACTCTCCCAAATCCACGCATTGTCATTATGGCCGCCGTATGGCACGGCCTTCTCGTCGGGACGGTAATGGATGAGAGAACCCTCACGGATCCAGACACCCTCACCATCGTCGACACCCCCATGACCAATGAACCGCTTGCCAACCCAGACCATTACCGGTCTTGCGCCAAGCATGTTACGGAACGCTCTCGCTCCGCTGATGGATGTTGGTGAGTCATATACGTCCACAACTAATAACCCAGCGTCCTGTGGTGGTTCCTCCAATGATCGAGGAGCCCGGCTGTGATCAGCTCCAGTGAGCAATGGCCCGTGAACAGTCAAGGTCATTGCCCTAGAGGCAGCATGGGTTATAACCCCGGATTTGACTAACAAACTCCTAACGATTCTATCTATTTTGATATCGCGCTGAGCGCCATAGATAGAAAAGACATTAGAAATCCGCTTTTCGCCTCTGAGGTATTGTAGTGCGTATTGAGTCGCATATTCCCGCACCGCATGAGAACGCGGGTGCTGAGAGATATTATTACGACACCCTTCTTGAACGTGATATGGGACACCTAAGCTTTTCAGATATCTGGCCAGATCAGGTTGCTCACCTTCAAGAAGGATTGTGTATACACGAAATTCTGTGGGGCGTGCTCCCCCATTGTCTGGTTTAGGTGTGACAACCACCGGAGCGTTATTCCGAACGCTCGGGGCCACAGCGGCTGGAGCCGCTGGGACCGGAGGGCGGGCTTGGGCCCGGCCCCTCCTGCCTCCCCGGGAACTCCGGGTTGGCGCTTGGGAACGATTAGATGGGGAATTTCTTCCCCGAGATGTAGATGAG